CCGGCGATTTTCCGCCGGAGTTGCTCAGCAGGCACGGCCGCCTCGATTGTCGCCTTGCGATGCCCCATCGGCTGCGGCTGGACTTCGGCACCGTTCACGTACCACGTCCCCACCGTCAGCCCGTCATGAGCGTCCCAGCAGTCGCGGCTCAGCTCGGCCAGCTCCAGCAACCGCTCCCGCTCCATCGGGATTGGGACGTGCGTGTCGCAATGAAACGCCGCGAACCCTTCCGCGTGAAGCCAGTCTCGCGTGACAGCAAGCCGGCGGTGCCAACGCCCGTCCCGGCCGTTGCGTTCGTGGACCGGCCCCCACGTGTACGGCCCGAGCTGCAAGAAGGCCAGCGGACGCAAGAAGATTTGATCGTCCGACCAGAAGACGAACCGTTCGGACACGCCCGCGCGGCAGGCCGCCTCGATCTTGTGGATAATGTTGCGATCCTTGGAGCGGCGCCGATCTTCGCACGGCACGTGCTCCACTCCGCGGATCCAGGCCGGCCGGTGGCCTACGATCCAGACGCGCCCGAGGTTCTCCAGGTGCCGCTCGATCGACCGCAGAGCGTACCGCAGCTCGGCATCGCCGTGCCGGCTGCTGGTCCCCAGCGGGATCACCACGTCGATTGGGCCGATCTCCGCTGCGGCTTGAAAGCACCGGGCCTCGAAAGCCGGCGTCTTCAGGCGCTCGCCCGGGCGCGGCTCGAAGGCGGGCGGGTCGGCATAGAAGCCGGGCTTGAGCCAGCCATCTGGCACCCAGCGGCCGGCTTGTTCGCGCCAGGCCTGCCAGTGATCGTGAGGGGGTGATGGGGTGACGGGGTGAGGGGGTGAGGCGCGGAGCCGCTGTTGCAGGCGGGCCCACTCTTCGCGGGTTGGCGCGGGGATTTGCGTCATGGCGATTCCGTGACGGTCGCGATGCCGTCGGCCAGCGCTGACGGGGCATAGAGCCCTTGTGGCGTTGCCGGAGCATAGTCTTGGTACCAGTGATAGCCGGCATCGCCCCCATAGATCATCCAGCAGCCGGCGCCGTCCGACCAGTAGAGTACATAGGCATTGTCGAGCCGGCCCCAGAACGGCTTGCCGTTGAAATACCCACGGTACGTGTACGTGCCCGTGGCGTCGGGAGTGAGCGTACCGCTCACGATCAGGCCGCTGTAGATCGAGAATGAGAAGTCCGAGCTGCCGGCGTCACTGTCGGGTGGCTCGCTGTCTCCGCCCGAGTCGGGCGGCTCGTCGCCGTTGGACTCGCACTGGTAGATCGGGATCACGTCGTTTTCAAGCGTCTCGATCGTCGTGCCAGGCGGGAGGTAGATGCGCTTCTGCGGGAGCACGATGTAGTTGCCGCAACGGTTCCAGCCGCCGCAGACGACCACGTCGATAGTTTCGTAGGCGCCGGAGCTATCGCCAGCCGTCTGGTCGTACTCCTCGTATTGGAACCAGTATTCGGTTTCCTCGTCGCCGCCTTCGCCAGTGAAGTGCACTTCCTCCATCCGGACCGTTTCATCGACCTTGGCCGGGACGCACGTCGCCGAGCCGATCGTTTCGATGAGGTTGTAGGCGTAACCACTGCGACCGCTTGCCTTAGCAGTCCATCCGGCGTGAACGGCTGCGGTCTTTTCGACCTCGGCGAAAGTGTACCGGTAGCGGTTATCCCCCAGGGAGTCAACGGCCGTGATCTTGGCCGGAAAGTGCACCGGTGGCGGGTTGCTCAACCGCACCAGCACTATCTGGCTGCCAGTCTCGCCGGGCGACCAAAGGATATAGGCCCCGCCCGGCTCGGCTCGGCTCTCAAGGTAGGTGCATTCGTCATCCTTCACATCCGCCCACTTGTGCCATTTCTCCTGAAAGGACACGCGGGCGACCGTCACACCGGAAACGCAACAGCGGGCCACGTCGCCCACGTCGGCGGGTTCCAGGAACACCGCGATCTTGCCAAGCTCGGTGTCCTCGTCGGGCTTCAGGCCGTAGGCCGCCGGGCGTTCCTTGCCGGCATCATCATTGATATCGAAGATGGATTGGTCCAGCGCTGCCACGTCGAACCGGGCCCGCTGCGAGCCGGTCATGTTCTTGACCGGGATGATCGTCCGCTGTGGCGTGATTTCCGGCGCCTTCTGCCGGAGCCCCTGTGTGCGTGCCCGAAAATCCGCCGCCGCGTCGATGAAGCAGTTGAATGTCTGGGCGCTTTTCAGTGGGTCCAGACTGTCGCCGGGCTGTACTTTTCGGAGTGGATCGCCTGCCATCGTGCGAACCTCAGATGCAGTTGACCCGGAAACGCACCAGGACTTCCTGCCCGCCGCTCGGGGTCAGTGTGAAGACGACGCGGTAAGAGCGTCCGGCGGTGGCGAATGCCTGATTGGTAGACACGTCCAGCACCCACTTGAAATTGTAGCCCGTGTCGTCAACGTCCCAGAGGTCGTCTGTCTGGAGGTCGTCGTAGATCAGCGAAGCCACGGCAACAGACACGGCGCTGTGCCCCGAGACTGCCGTGTCTCCATCCGGATCGTCCGGGTCGATCAGGTAGACCGTGTACTCGGCCGCTGAGAGGTCGGCCTGCTGGATGGCCGAACCGTCGGCGCCGACCACTCTGGCGAGCAAGGTGGCCGAGCCGTTTTTGAACACGGTGCCGTGGATTTCTGCTGCGCTGGCCATGATCTAAGGCCCTCAACTTTCCGGCATCGTGATCGTCCAGGAATTGACCTTGACCGTCTGCCCGGCCGTGATCGACACGCTGTCGAGGATCAAGTCCGCGTCGGAGGTTCCGACGGTGCCGTCGATGATCGCCGTGCCGTCCGAATCGACGGCGCGAAACCAGGCGGCCGTCCCGGTCGCGTCGGCTGACGAGTCATCCGTGATGCTCTCTGCCGTCGCGACTCCGCCCGGTTCCCCGTCTGCGGCGGCGCCGAAGGCCGGGTCGTTCAGCGTCAGCTCGGCGAGCTTGGTCTGGTCGGTGATCGCTACGTCGGGGTTGGCCGGCTGGCTGCCGGAGTAGATTTGCAGCTTGCCGGCTCCATCGCCGGCGTCGAGCAGGTCAACGATGGCATCGCACGCGGCAATCGCGGCTGCGTTGCTGATGGTGGTGTTTGCGGCCACGAATACATCCTCCTGTGCTGATTACGCTGAAACTTGGCCTACGACCGCGCCGGTGTGCCAAGCGGCTCCGGCAACGGCCCCAGGGGTGAATACGCTTCCGGCCACGGCGCCGGCATGCCACACATCGCCGGCCACGGTATGGTATGGGCTTCTCGCGATCAGATCGCCAGTCGCTGACTGCTGCAAGGCGGGAAGCGACTGGGCAGCGTCGCCCGCGACTTCGACGCCGCCCGATGCTGATTGGGTTACAGTCGGAAGCGCTTGGGCTGCGTCGCCCTGGACGTTTACTTCGCCGGCGACACTTTGGCTGAGACTCGGAAGCGTTTGGGCCGCAGAGCCGGAAACCTCAACCTCACCCGCAGCCGATTGGGTCAGCGCGGGCAGCGTTTGGGCGGCGTCGCCTTGAATCTCCGCCACCGCCTCCTGGAGGTCCAGGTTCGAGATCGTGCCGGACCAGTTGGATGTTCCGTTCGTACCCGAGTCAAAGCCTTGGAGTGCGTAGCCGTAACGGTAGGTCGTTGCCCCATTTACGCTAGTCGAGATCGTGTCTTGCAAGGTGCCGCTGTGTGACCCGGTGCGGATGTACGCCGTCAGCGTCGTGTCGCTGCGCTCGATCGTCACGTAGTAATCGGTGGAAAGGGCTGCCCCGCTCCACGAATCGTTAGAATTGTCCGCAGTGTCATAGATTCGGATCAGGTACGACCCGCCGCTTTCGATCCACGTCAGGCACAGCGCATCGTTTGAGCCCAGCACATCGACGTAGTCGCCTTCCGTGTTGGCGACCGCCCATGGGTTAACCGCCGCACCACTCCCAGACGACCCGGTACACTCGAATTCCACCAAATGCTCGAAGTCGTCGAAGTGGCCCGCACCGTGGTCATAGCTGACCCATGTGTTCGCATCACGCCGTAACGCCGATACGGTCAGTGTGTTTTCCGCTACCGTTACATCGCCATTTTGGTCAGTCTCGTCGTAGGTGGTGTAATCCTCGTAAGGATCAACTTCCCCCCGGGCGCCCGCGAGCGAGGGTAACGGGATCTCATCAAGATCGGCGGCCGGTGGTGCGTGCTTGCGTGCCGTGGTCTCCCGCAGCAGGGCCGCGGTGCGTTCATTGACCAGCGTAGGGTCGGCGGGGACTTGTCGCCCCACCACGTCAAGCAAAGCAACTTGCTTGGCCCAAGTATCCGCCGTTGGCGGAAAGATCACTTCGCCGTGTGACACGGCCAGCGATTTCGCCTCTGTGGCCAATTCTTTGTCGCACTCCGCACGGCAGGCCAGCAGTTCGCGGGCGATCTCCAGACTGTACGGCTGGAAGCTCCCCTTGATCCACGCCCGCATGGCCTGCGGCTTGAGCTTGGCAGACTGCTCGTTGTGCACCCGGCGCAGCTTCTCCTGCGCCGCCACGCAGTAGCCGAGGCGGTCGGCGGGAGTCGTCTTACTGCCGGGGATCACGAACGCCATGACACTATGACACTACCCCAAACCAAGCTGCGAGAAGTCCCCGTCGTAGTAAACCTTGTGCACGTAGGCGCCAATCGGGTCGGGAATCATCGCCTGCGCCGCCTGGTCGTCTGCCGGTCGGTATCGGATGTCGAGGTACTCCCACCCCTTTTTGCTTGCCACCGTGATGTCGCTTACTTCGATATTGGTCTTGTTAGGCGAGAACGCAAACTTGAACGTAACCGCCCAGTCCTCTTCGCCACGCTGCGACCCGGCGGCCCCGCAGAAAAGGATTTCGCCCGCAGCATGACCACGAAACGCCGCAGCGTTCGTCCTCGCCGTCATGTCGGCCACGGTCATCCTGTACGCCTCGGTCACCACGTCGACCGATAGATAGTGCGTTTCCGAGAACGAGTAACTTGGTACTGACACGTCGATACCAGCCACGCGGTCGCCATCCCAGCCAATCGCTCCCTTGCAGTCCGGCGCCGCCCCGCCATTCGGCCCGTAGGCCGTGTGCGAAATGCTGTGCGTGATGTGGTGGCTGCCGCCGCCCGTGTCGAAATGGAACTCGCTGTCGTTCGTGTCAGGACGGTCCCGTTCTCCGTAGATGACTCGGCCGTCCCACACGTCGACGGCCTGATCGTGCAGGCTGATCTGGGCATCCTTGCGAACCAGCGTCGCCCCGCCAACGATCACCGAGGTCGCCGACTCAGCCAGCAGCGCGACCCGGGCGGTAAACTCGCTCTCGGTTCCTTCGATCGTGTACGGATAATCGACGGACTCCTGGCGGATCGTCGGGCCTTCGTGGGATTCGTAGACACTGACCATCGACTGACCTCAAGGACCGAATACGCTGCTGGTAGTCGGACCGGTGAACTGGAATCGCCGCCGGAGCAGTTGGAACGTGCCCTCGGTGGCGCGGGCTGTGCGCTCCGCGGGACCGCCGCCGAAACCGAGCCGGCCGACGACCATCGCGTTGAACGTGCCGAGCACGGCACTACTGGAGGCAGCCGCTTCCTCCATCGGCGGCGGCTTCTTGCCGCCCGGCTTCTCGCCGTAGATAGTGCCGCGCTCGCGCAAAACGCGGGCTTGATCTGCCAGCTCGGCAAACTCGTTGCGGGCCTCCTCTACCGCTTGGGCGGTTCGCTTCAGCGACGCTTCGCGATCTTCGTCCAGTGTTTTCAGGTGTTGGCGTTCCTGCTCGTTGAGTCGCCCAGTCAGGCCAACCTTGACGCCTGGCGTGATGGCCCGAAGCGCCCTGCTCATCGACTGTGCCGCCTCTTCCGGCACGCCGAGCATTTTGAGAAAGCCGGCATCGACCGGAAACAGATCCACCGCAGCCGATTGCATGGTCCTGAGCGCAGAGTACCACGCCTTAGTCAGGACTTCGGCCATCCCGTAGGCGAGATACGTCCATTGCGTTTCCATCCAGGCCAGCGTTTCGGCCCACGTCAGCTTCATGCCCGCGCAAGCCACTTGGAAGGCCAGCTTCAGGTCGCCAGCGGCGATCGCGTCGGCAATTCCCTTGAGGGCCTTGGTCGCGGTGTCTTTCAGGCCTCGAAACGCCCCGCCGAGCCACTTGAGCGATGACGCCAGGGCGCCGGTCTTGTAGAGGATCGCCCCGGCCGTCGACACCAGGGCCGCCATCAAGCCGCTCACCAGGGACAACGCCGACGCGAACGCGCCCATGACCATTCCGGCCGACCAGACAAGCGTGCCAAACGCGATCAGCGCTCCACCGGCCGCAACGGCACCGGCTGCCACGGCCGCGATCGTGACCACCAGCTTCCTGTTCTCCTTGATCCAGTCGATGACCGGCTTCCCTACCTTGGTCATCCAGTCGGCGATTTCCTCCAAGGCAGGCGCCAGGGCGGCGCCGATCTGGATGACAGCCATCTTGAGCGATTTGGTCAGGCGCCCCCAAGCATCGGTCAGATCGGCCGCGGCTTGCGCGTCCTCGGTCGTCAACACGATGCCCAGCTCGCGGGCCTCGTCGGTCAGCCTGCGGATGCCTTCGCGGCCTTCCAAAAGCAGCGGCAAGATGCGGTCCACCGTGGTGCCAAAGGCGCGCTGCGCCAGCCCCGCCGCGGCGGCGTTGTCGCCGTAGCTGGCCATCGCGTCGGCCAAGGCCAGGAACCGCTCTTCTGCGTTCATATTTTGGAGTTTCTCGGCGCTCAGGCCCAGCGCCTCCAACGCGGCGACCTGCTGGCCGCTCCCCTGGCCTTCGGTGATCCGCCCGAGGCGCCGATTCATCTTCAGGACGGCGTTGGCCACGTCGTCGATGCTGCTGCCCGACTGCTGGGCGGCGAAGTCGAGGGCGGAGAGTTGCTCCACCGTGAACCCGGTGCGGATGGCCATCTTGTTCAGCTTGTCGCCGGCGTCGGCAAACGCTTTGGTGGCCGCAAGCATGGGACCAAGGATCGCCGCCCCGCCGGCCATGATCTTCGCCCCAAGCGCCGTAATGCTCGCCCCCCAGCTCTTCAGCTTCCGCGAGGCTCCATCCAGAACGCGCACGAGCTTAGAGTCATCGCCGAACAGCTCGACGTAGGCCCGCCCGGCTCGGACTGCACCTGCGTTGGATGCCATCGGTCATTCACTCCGGGTCTGGGGCGTGGTCGATGTAGGGCTTTTGTCGGCGGACTCCGGCTTGCCCCAGGCCGCTTCGCACGCTTCCGCTCCGCACATGTCCCTGGCCAACGCTTCCACGGCACCCGGTCTCGGACGGACCTTCTTGCGTACCGTTCGCCGGCTGGCCGAGAACGGATTGAACCGGCTCGGAGCCAGCGGTTCCTTGGCCAGCAGGTTGTGGATGTCGGCTCTCAGACATGCCGTGTGACTCCAAGCTCCGTCGGCCATCCAGACAAGCTGCCGGAGCGTCAGCCCGTCAAGGGCCCGGGGATCGAGCCCGACGATTCCGGCGAGTCGGTAGCAGTCCCGTTCTTGCCAAGGCTCTTGATCTTCTCGATCGCCTTCTGTCGATTCGTCTCGGCCACGGCCGTCGCCGCCTCCGTCGCCTTCTCCACGAGCGTCACGTTGCGTTTGTCCTCCGCCGCGACCAGCTCCATGTTGGCGCCGATCGCCTTGGCCTCGGTTTCGCGGCGGAGCTTCAGGAAAAAATCGCGCCACTCAACCATGAACGCCTGGAATGCGTCGTAGGCACGCTCCGGGCCGAGCAGCTCGGCGAACTGCTCGTCGCTGATGCCGCGTTCATCGGCCGTCGGTTTCACCAGGGCGAAGATCACGTCAACCAGCAGGCCGGGATCGAGTTGCAGTCGCGTCACCAGCGGCCGACGCGGCTTCACCCGCCGTGCCTTGCCGCTCTGCTTCTTGCGTCCGGTGCCCAGCGGATCGAACAAATCGACGCCGCAGAGCCTCTTGACGCGTTTCACCGCGCCGATGGTCATGGCCAACGGCCACGCTTGGTCCTTGCTGTCTTTGAACTCCTGCATCCTGCACTCCTGCGTGTTAACTGATGGAGTTGTAGACGCCGCCGATCTTGACCGTCGCGCCGTTGGTCGCGTTGCCGCAACTCACCTCGGCGTAGGCGATCGCGTTGCCGGCCAGCTCGTTGTTGTCGCCTGAGTTCTTGACCCACTTCCACGCGCTGTTGGCCGGAATGGTCCGGCCCATCAGCACGTTGTCGCCCGCGTCGCGGAACGTGATGTGAGCGTCGATGTTGGCGCCGACGGCCACGATCTCCAGCAGGTCCCCGTCAACGTCCACGTCGAGCGTCGTGACGAGCTGGGCATTGATCGCCGTGTTTGCCGCCGGCAGCACGTCGCCGCCGGTCACGCTGAACCCGATCGAATTGCCGCTCACGCTGTCGGCCACGCACCCGTAGGCACACTGCGGCACACTGCTGTTCTGCCAATGCAGGTCGAAAATCGCGGCGTTCGTGATGCCGTGGTTGGCGTCGTCCATCGTCAACACGCCGGTCGTGTTGTCTGTGCGCGTCGTCAGATCGCCGGCGTTGGCTGCGTTCAGCGTCGTTTCCTGGCCGAAACAGCCGCTGGCGTTTTTGCTGATGCTGCTGGAGATCGAAACGCCTCCGGCCGAGATCGTTTCCTGAGAGGTTCCGGTGGGCATGGTTCAAGCTCCTTGTCAGTTTGGTTGCAGGCCGCGGGCCGAATCAGCCGGAGTAGACAGCCGGCATCCGCGTGATGTACGTCGGCTTGATCGTGACCGAGATTGTCTGCTCGGTTTCGTCGGGCTGCGACTCCTCAAACTTGGTGATGTACCAGTCGGCGTCCACGCCGTGGCCGCTGTTCTTGTCCACGACGAGGAACGCTAGGGCCGTGTTCGCCTCATAGGCCGTGCGCAGCGCCGACACGTCGCTATCGTCATCGTCATTTATCATGATGAAGTTCACCTCGATCTTGCGCCGCGTCGTCTTGATGATGTGAAACGAAGTCGCCGCACCCGCGGTTCCGCGGCGACTGATGTTGGCTTCCGCCCGTTCGTCGGGCCGGGTCACGTCGCGGACGTTGGACATTTCCGTGGATGCCGTCGATCCAGCCGTGCCGCGGTAGAGTTTGGCGTCGAGTCCTACCAGAGCGCCCATGATGGTTGCCTCCGTGTTTGGTGTTCTCCGGCCGGAGCCGGTCTAGGGTTTCACGCTGTTGGCCCACATGCCTGGGAGCTTGGGTTTCTCCGCATCGAAGGCCGGGCGCATGAAGGGATGCTCCGAGATCGTCACGTTGCGGACCACTCGCCGGCCGCGGCGGCGTGAAACGACCTGAGACCGGCCGCCGTGCTCCAGGGCTTCGGGCGCGTTGCCGACTGCTTGATTCAGTCGTACCGGCCCGATGATCACGCTTTTCTTCGCCGCGTCGTAGATGAAGAAGATGAACCGCTTGAGCAGCCCAACATGCGAGCTGGGCGGCTTGCCGGCCGCGGCGGACCGCTTCCGCTTGCGAATGCTGGACCTGGACCGGGTTCGCACAAAGGCGCCGAACCGGGAGAGTACCCACCGCGTCGCCCGGTCGGTCGCGCTAAGCACGGCCTTGCGGTCGAAGAACATCGTTCGGGCTTGGTCGATTCGGAAGCCGAACATCATCACGCCTCGATCACCTGCCAAGTCAAACGAAGGACTCCAGTGAACAGTCGCAGTTCGTCCAAGTGCTGTGGGGCAAAGCCAGCTTCGGCCCCCTGAACCATCTCCACTTTCTGCCACGCGGCCGACTGCAATCCCGACAACCGCTGCATGGCGAAGAAATCGCGAATCTCATAGACCAGCTCCAACATCGCGTCGCACGCAGTGTTGCTGTCCGGGTCCACTTCCTTCT